TGCCCTACGAATATCAGGAGTTCCCGAAGTGGACGCGCAAAGGCAAGGAAGAGCGCCTTGTGCATTCCCGCGAGGAACTCGAAGCGCTCGGCGAAGGCTGGTCGGACTATAAGCATGTCCCGCCCAAGGTGCATGTTGATTCCGAAACGTTCCAGCATTACCCCAAATGGGTCGGCGACAAGCTCGTGAACAGCGCAGAGGAAGAGGCCGCGCTGGCACCGGCTGAGCCCGAGCCGGAACAGAACGACGAGCGCGAGGCGCTGATCAAGATCGCCGATGAGCGCGGTGTGAGGATCGACAAACGCTGGTCGAATGACAAGATCCGCGCGGCGCTGGTGACGGCATGACGACCGGAACCGATCTGATCACGCTGGCGCTGAAGGATATCGGCGCACTCGGCATCGGCCAGTCCGTGTCCGCTGAAGATACGGCCGACGCGCTGGCGACGCTGAACATGATGCTCGGCCAATGGGATGCGGAGCGGTTGAGCGTCTATCACCTGGTCGATACCGCGCATCAGGCGAACGGGTCGGTTTCCTATACCGTCGGCATCGGCGGCGACTTCAATGTCACGCGGCCGATCAAGATCAACGCGGCATACGCGCGCCTGCAAAGCAGTGGCGCGGGCAGCGCGGTCGACTACGGCATCACCATGATCGACGCGCGCGAGGATTATTCGCGCATCAGCCTCAAGACGCTCTCGTCGTTCCCGGAATACGCGTTCTACGACTCGGCGTACCCGCTGGGCAACCTGTTCCTGTATCCAGTGCCGAACAGCAGCTACGAGCTGCACATCGTGACCATGGAGACGTTGCCGCAGCTTGCGACCGCCGGGACATCGGTCAACCTGCCGCCGCCTTACCTCGCGGCGCTGCGCTACAACCTCGCGATCTACCTGTGTCCGTCCTATCAGCTTGAGCCGACGCCTTCACTGGTGCGGCTCGCGATGAACGCAAAGCGGGTGATCAAGCGCATGAACACACAGATTCCGTCTTTGACGATGCCGCGCGGTCTGATGACGAAATCGCGCTACAACATCTACAGCGACAATTCGAGCAACTGATGCGAGTCCCGCTCACAACCGGCGCGTACCAGACGCGCAGCGTGATCGCCGAGGCGCAGCGCTGCGTGAACCTGTATGCCGAGGCGAACCCGCAGGACGCGCCGTGTCCGTTCACCTATTACCCGACGCCGGGCCTGACGCTCGTCTCGACGCCGCCGGTTGCGGGTGAGTCGCGCGGTATCTACACCGCAAGCAATGGCAACCGCTACGAGGTCGTCGGCCCCACGATCTACACGGTGAGCGCGGCGAATGTCTATACGGTGCTCGGCTCGCTGGCTTCGTCGTCCGGCCCCGTTTCCATGGTCGATAACGGAACAGACCTGTTCATCGTTGATGGCACGGTGAGCGGCTTCACGGTAAAGCTCGCGACGAATGTCATGACGGCTGTCAGTGACCCCGCATTCTATGGGGCAGATAAGGTCGATCTGGTCGACGGCTACTTTCTGTTCAACCGGCCGGGTACGCCTCAGTTTTATATCTCGCTATTCGATAGCGTGGCGTTCGATTCTCTGGACATTGCCTCCAAATCGACCTATTCGGACAACCTTGTCACGCTGGCGGTGATGCACCGTGAGGTGTGGCTGTTCGGCGACCTGACGACCGAGGTCTGGTACAACACCGGCGCGACCGACTTTACCTTTGGCCGCATGCCTGGCGTGTTCATTGAGCACGGATGCGCCGCGAAACATTCAGTCGCAAAGATCGACCTGGCGCTGTTCTGGCTCGGGCGCGATCTGCAAGGGCAGAACGTCGTGTTTGCCGGCCGCAACTATATGGCTGAGCGTATCTCGACGCATTCGATCGAGCAGGCGCTGTCGTCGTACTCGCGCGTCGACGATGCAATCGGCTTCTCATACCAGCAGGGCGGCCACGCCTTCTATGTGCTGACGTTCCCGACTGCGAATGCCACATGGTGCTTTGATGTCGTGACGGCGCAATGGCATCAGCGCGCGTATCTGGAAGCAGATGGCACGCTAAGCCGCCACCGGATGAACTGCCATTCATTCAATGCGGGGCGCAATCTGGTTGGCGACTGGCAGACGGGCGCGGTCTACATGCTCGACCCGAACGCCTATACCGACAACGGCGTCACGATAGATTACATCCGCGCCTTCCCGCATATCCTCGGCGGCGACGGTAACCGGGTGATGTTCCGCCAGTTCATCGCCGACATGGAGGTCGGAAACGGTCTGCCCGATGATTCTGCCGAGCCCGAAATCCGGTTGCGTTGGAGCGATGACCGCGGGCGTAGCTGGGGCAACTATGTGCAGGGATCGCTCGGCAAGGTCGGTGAATATCTGACATCGATCCAGTTCCAGCGGCTCGGCTACGCGCGTGATCGCGTGTTCGAGCTGTCATGGTCGGCGCCGGTGAAGACCGCGTTGAATGGCGCATGGGTCGACGTGTCGAGGTCGCGCACGTGAGCAACGCCACGAATAGCAATATCCCGAATCCGGGGGTGCCGTTTCTCGACTCGACCGGTCGCATTACGCAGGTCTGGTGGGCTTTCCTGTTGGCGATTTTCCAGCGTACCGGCGGTACCGGAGCGCCTCCTCCGGACACGCAGATCGATTACACGCCGCTGATTGACGCGCAGGCGCCTTATCCGCTGTTCCCGCCCGCCCAGGATGCGCCCGCCGCAGTGGCATGGCAGCCATCTCTTGCGGATCTCGCGCCAGAACCGGTCTCAGTGCCAGTTTTCGCCGTCGATCCAGTCGAGGACATTTTCACCGCCGGCACGAATTTCACACCTGGCACAACCACGACGCTGACGCTCTCGAAGGTCTACACATCGGCCGCGGCGGTGCTCGTGCACTTCGACGGCACATTCCAGGCGACGGACCAGTACAGCGTCTCAGGCAACACAATCACCTTCACGTCAGCTATTCCGGTCGGCGTGTCCAAAGTCTATGCGCGAGGCTAAAGCATGACGACGAAATATCGCGAAATGGTGGCAGGGCAGACCCTGACCGGCAGCGCCGTTTCCTACTACACGACGCCGGGCGGCACATATGGCGCAATCCACGCGGGCAGCATCTGTAACCCGACTGGCGCCGTGGTGACGGTGAACATCTACAAGGTCCCGACTGCTGGTTCCGCTGGCGCACCGACGAAGATCGCGAGCAAGGTTGTCGGCGCAGGCGCGACCATCGCTGTCCCGGAAATCGTGAACCACAAACTTGAGCCCGGCACACAGCTTTTCGCCGATGGCCTCGCCTGCACGCTGAATATCAGCGGCGTCGAATACGTTCCCAGCTAAATGAAAAACTTCCACTTCCTCGCAAACGGCGTTGATGTCAATCCGCTGATGCTCGCGATCCGCCGCCGGCCCGACCTCTGGAAAGAGGACACGTTTCTTCGCCACTACCCGCAAGGGCCGTTCGGCGAAACCGAGACGATCATGCTGCGCTTCCCGGAGAAGGTCGAAGGGCTCACGGAAGAACAGATCGACCTGTACAAGCAGAACCTGCTTGCCGGATACGACCAGTACGAGGCGATCGACTATCCGGCCTATAAGGTGCTGCACGAAGCACGTCCGTTGGTCATGAATCTGATGGCACGCGTCGGCGGTGAGCGGCTTGGCCGGGTGATGATCAACAAGATTTGCCCCGGCGGCCGGATCTTCGCGCACGCCGACACACCCGAGCAGACGCGCTATTACACGCGCTTTCATATCGTGCTGCATGGGCTTCCTGGCGCAGTCCTGAAGGCTGGCGACGAGCAGGTCAACATGCTCACCGGCGAATGCTTCTGGTTCGACAACAGCCAGGTGCACGAGGTCGTCAACAACAGCGCCGACGAGCGTGTCTCGATGGTGGTCGATATCAGGACTTCGCGATGATCACATTCACCATTGAGCCGTTCTCCGGCGTCTATGCCGAGCTGCTGCCGCTGCTGCGCAAGCATTACGGCGAAATCTCGACCCATAAGGATCACGGCGTGCCGCTCGATCCTGTGGTCGAGGTCTATCGCGCGCGTGAGCTCGACGGCTCTCTGCTGATGGTCATTGGCCGCGAGCGCGGCGAGATCGTCGCCTACTTCGTGTGCTTCATCGCGCCGGGCCTGCATTACCGCGACTGCCTGACGTGCTCGCCGGACATCTTTTTCGTGCGCGAGGACAAACGGACGGGGCTCGCTGGCGTTCGCATGTTCCGTTTCGTCGAGAATGAATTGAAGCGCCGCGGCGTCAGGCGGTGGGCTGTTGGCAGCAAGGTTCAGCACGACGCATCTGCATTGTTCAAGTTTCTCGACTTCGAACCTGTCGAGACGACCTACGAAAAGTGGCTGGGGGAATAAATCATGGTCGCAGCAGCAGTAGCCGGCGCGGCAGTCGTCGGGGGTGTGGCTTCGAGTGCTATGAGTTCCAGCGCCTCCAGAAGCGCCGCAAACACGCAATCGGATGCGGCAAAGTATTCGGCAGACTTGCAGAACGATCAATGGCAACAGACGCAACAAAATCTGAAGCCATATATGGATCTGGGCGCGAGCTATATAAATCCGCTCAAGGATGCGCTCGCCAATCCGATGTTGACGCAGCAATTCAGCGCACCAACGGAGGTGCAGGCGCAGGCGACGCCGGGCTATCAGTTCACGCTCAATCAGGGGCTTAAGTCGGTGCAGAACAGCGCCGCGGCGCGCGGTCTCGGTGTATCTGGAGCGGCCATGAAGGGCGCTGCGAGCTATACAACCGGGCTCGCGGATTCGACCTACAACGACGTGTTCAACCGTGCTTTGCAGACGTTCAATACCAACTACAGCAGCGCGGCCAACAACGTGAACCGACTCGCGGGCGTCGTCGGCAGCGGTCAGAACGCAGCGGCGACAAATGGCTCACTCGGCGCACAGGCCGTCGGCAACATAGGCAACACGCTCACGAGCGGCGCCAACGCGCAGGCAGCCGGAACCATTGGAGCGGCTAACGCGCTGTCTAATGGCCTAAATGGCATCACCAATGGCGCCACGAGTTATGCGCTGCTATCGAACAATGCAGGAGCCGCGGCGCCGTCTAGCGCGTCAATGGCGGCTGGTAGCAATGGCTACGGCTTCACGGTCTAAGGAACATACATGCCACTCGATCCTAGCATCGCATTGAACGCCAATGCTCCGAAGCCCGCCAATCCATTGCAAGAGGCTTTGTCGATCGCGCAGTTCCGCGCACTGAACGCAAGCGGCCAGGCGCAGCAACAGCAGCTTGCCGCGAACCGCGCCACTTCTGCCGCCTATCAGCAGGCCACCGATCCGACGACCGGCCAGGTGGACAATAACAAGCTCGTCGGCATCCTGAGCCAGAACCCTGACGCGGCCTATAACCTGCCACAGGTCATTCAGGGCATCAACGCGCAGAAGCAGCAGCAACAGACGCTGCAAACCGGCCAGCTTGACCAGTCGATCAAGGCCCAAAGCGGTCTGCGGCAGGGTCTCGGCAGTCTGCTGACGAAACCCGACCTCTCAGCGCAGGACGTGCAGGGCTTCGCCACGACGCAATTGCAGGCCGGCGCGATCACGCCTCAGGTGTATCAGGCAGAAATGCAGTCGATGCCGCAGGATCCGCAGCAGCTTCGCCAATGGGTGTCCCAACATTACATGTCCGCGCTTTCGGGCGAGACGCAACTGCACGCGATGCTGCCGCAGTACGCGCAGATCAACACTGGCCCGGCGACGGTCGCAGTCAACCAGAACCCGCTCGCATTGAGCGGTGGCGTCGGCACGGTCGGCTACACGGTGAACAACGGGCTGTCGCCCACTGAAGCCGCCGCGCAAGTACCAGTCGTCAACGCAGACGGCACGCCCGGCACGCGCAGCAAGGCAAGCGTGCTTCAGGAGCAGGGCCTGGGCGGCCTGCTTCCCCCGGGAGCGCAGGGAAGCGGCATTGGCACCGGGCGATATGGCTCGTCGAACAATGGTGTCGTGGCGACCGGCCCCGCAGCCGGCGTGGTCGACGCGACCCATAAGGCGAACGCGGCCGGCGGTGACATGCTCGCGGCAGACCAGCAATCGAATTCACAGTCTGGAACGCGTATCAACATGCTACAGAGTGCACAGCAGGCGCTCGCCAACTCGACCACCGGCAACGGCGCAGACAAGCTCAACGCGATCAAGAGCCTACTCGTGACCGCTGGCATTGCGCCGCAAGCGACCGTCGATAGCGTCAAGAACTTCGACGAGGCCAACAAGTACCTCACGCAGTATGCGCAGCAGAAAGCGGCTGGCCTCGGCAGCGGGACCGATGCGCAACTGTCCGCGGCGATCTCGGGTAACGGCAATACGCATATCTCGAATCTGGCCGCGCAGGACGTGGTTAAGGTCAATATCGGGCTTGAGCGCATGGAGCAGGCGCGCATGCAGGCCTGGCAGAACTCTGGGCTGCCGCCTTCTGACTATGCCAAGTGGAAATCACAGTTCGGCTCGACGCTCGATCCGCGCGTGTTTGTCGCCGATCAGATGGACCCGGCTAAGGTCAAGTCGATGTACGACAAGATGCCACCGAACCAGCAGGCCCAGTTCCGCACGCAATATAACTGGGCGGTCCAGAAGGGCTATGTGACAGGGCCGCAATGATGGCTGATTACAGCGATCTCTTCGAAGCAGCGGGGAAACAGTTCAACGTCGATCCGCGCCTGCTGCGCGCGGTGATGACGCCGGAAAGCTCGGGCAATCCCAATGCGGTTTCACCCAAAGGCGCGACCGGCCTCATGCAGCTGATGCCGGCCACCGCAAAGGAAATGGGTGTCACTGATCCGACCAACCCGCAGCAGAGCATCTTCGGCGGCGCGCGCTATCTGGCGCAGCAGCTCGACAAGTACAAAGACCCGGCACTGGCGCTGGCGGCCTATAACGCCGGCCCCGGCAACGTCGACAAATACGGCGGCATCCCTCCTTTTCCTGAGACTCAGGCGTATGTAAAGAAGGTGGCAGCCGCCTATCAGGCGCAACCACAGTCACAAGGTCAGAACATGCCGCAACAACTGCCAGGTCTGCCGCCGACTGCCTCGGATGCCTCCACCGCTGGCGGCGATCCGTTTTCCGCATTGCTCGCGAAGGCCGGTCCGTCGTCTTCACCTGCACAAGGCACCGCGCCCGCAGCGGCTGGCGATCCGTTCGCCGCGCTGATGGCAAAGGCGGCTGAACCCGCGAAGGCAGCAGCGCAGCCCGCAGCGCCCGCGCAGGGCTCCGCTCCCGTCACCGTAGGCAATGTGCTCGGCGCGGCACTGGAGCCGCTTGCGACGGCTGCAACGGGCGCTATCGCCGCGCCTGTCAGCACCATTGCGCGCGTCGGCGCCGCGGCTTTGCCAGGCGTCTCGTTCGACCGCGCGAAGCAGATCGGTGAGAGTGTTCGGGATGCGCTCACCTATCACCCGCAGACGGCCGGCGGCCAGCAGGCGAACGCAGACATCGCGCGGGTCGCAAGCAACGCGCTCAGCCCGATTGCCAACAGCGCGCCGGTTCAGGCGCTGACGAACGCCTATCAGCAGAACTTCGTGCAGAACCAGTCCCCGCTCATGGGGACGATCAATGCTGTGATCCCCGGCGCGACGGCGCAGATTGTCGCGCCCGAACTCGCCGGCCGTATGAATGGGCTCGTCAAGTCGATCGGCCGCGCCGATGTGCCTGCACCGACGCCGGGCAGTGTCGAACTTGCGAACCGCGGCGTTGGTCCTGTCCCGCAGGGACTTCCGCAAGCACCGGTAGGGCAGATACCTGTCGCGCCGGCCGCCAACGACCTGTCGGCGATTCTCAAGACAGAGCAGCCAGCCGTCGCGCCTCAGCCTGCCGCGACAATCGCGCGCGCACCGGCGGCGAATGATGCCGTTGGGATCAACCGTGCGGCGATCAATGACGCGAGCGGCGGCCGGCCTGACCTACCGCAGGCACCGTCGACGCAGATCGTACCGGCCAGCGCCGCGGCGAATGATGCGAGTAAGGCAGCGCCGGCCGCCGCGCCCGCCGCGCCCGCCGAAGTGCCGAAGTTCGACGACTCGGCGCCGTCGACCGTCAAAGCCTCGCTCGCACCGGATCAGCAACAGAAGAATCTCGATCTGATGCGCGAAGTAGGCTTGACCGAGACGCGCCCGAGCGCGATTTCAGGCGACAAGTTCTCAGCCGGCAATGAGTACCAGCTTGCGAAGAGCGACACGCCGCAGGGCGAAGTGCTGCGCGCGCAGTTCGACAAGGAGCGGGCCGCACTGGAGAACTACTCGCAGCAGATCGCGCAGGATACCGGCGCGCGCGGCGCGTCGCCTGAAGAGGTCGGACAGATCGTCCGCCAGCCGCTGCGCGACCTGAACGACTACTACGACAACGCAGTGAGCAGCGTCTATCAGGCTGCAGACCAGCGCGCGGGCGGCATCGCTGGGATCGATGCGGATTCGTTCAGGTCGATGATGGATACCCGTTCGAACTTCGCCGGCAAGTCGGAAAACGGCGCGCTCGGCCGCGGCATCAATGCGTATCTGAAAGAGCAGGGCATCCGAAACGCAGATGGCACGTTCAACCCGATGACGGCGAAGCAGGCCGAAGGCGTGCGCCAGTACATCAACAGCCAGTGGTCGCCGCAGAATTCCGGGCTCATCGGCAAGATCAAGGAATCGCTCGATACCGATGTCGCGAAATCCGCGGGCGACGACGTGTATGCGCAGGCGCGCGCGCTGCACGCGGAGCGCAAGAACGTGCTCGATAACCCGAAAGGAATTTCCTCGCTTCTCAACGAGGAAGGGCCGAACGGCATCAATCAGGCCGTGCCCGACGAGAAGATCGGCCAGAAACTGACCTCAATGCCGGTCGGCCAGCTTCGGCATATCGTCGAGACGCTGAGGAACGTGCCGGAACCATTGCAGCCGGGCGCGCAGCAGGCGTTGGCAGAAATGAAGGGTGTCTTTGCAGATGCGGTCAGCAATGCCGGCCAGGGTGCGGAATGGAATGCAGCGAAGGTCACGAAGCAACTCAACGCGCAGCGCTCGCGCATGGGCCTGCTATTCGATGACGCGGAAATGAGCCGGTTTCGCACGCTCAATGATGCCGGGCACGTCCTGCAGAAGCCGACTGCCTATCCGGGCGCCGCGGTGCAGGGGCACAACCTGCTGCAAAAGGCGGTCATTCTCGGGCCGGCGGCGGCGACTGCGGGTGCCATGTCCGCGCTCTTCGGACCGCTTGGTGCTGCGGCAGCGGGGCCGGCCGGCACTGTCCTGACGAGGAAGGCGACCGAGTTTGTCAACCGGCGCGCGGCCAACAAGCTAGCGGAATCGCTGTCCAACCCACGCGTCGACTGGCCGAAGTAATGGGAACACAAACCGGATCAGCCAGTGCGGTTGATGGCGCGGCTGCCACACGGGCACCGTTTTCAGCTTCTGCTCGTCGATTTCGAAACGAGTGCCGCGCTTTCTGCCGAACACGGCGATAACCCGGCCGTGGATGTCTAGCACTTCGAACATGTAGTTCCCCAAGCCCTCCCTGTGAGGGCTTTTTTATTATAGGCCGCCAATGAGCGGCCTTTTGTTTTTGAGGCCCACATGCAGATTATCCCGAACGCGAAAGTGCAGTTCATCGACCAGAACGGGCTTCCACTGGCTAGCGGCACGGTCGGCTTTTATTTCCCTGGCACGCTGAACCCGAAGCCTACGTATCAGGACTCAGCGGGCACTATCGCGAATACGAATCCCGTGACGCTCGACAGCCGCGGGCAGGCCATCATTTGGGGTTCGGGTGTCTATCGCCAGATCGTCAAGGATGCATCGGGCGTGACCATCTGGGATCAGATCACTGAAGATCCGGACGCGGGTCTGACCGGAAACATAACGGATGCGAAGTTCGTCAGCGGCGTTGATTTCACGAATGGTGTCACGACGCAACTCACGCTTCCTGTTAGCCCGGGATCCGCATCGAACACATGGGTGTTTTTCGACGCCGGATTTCAGGCGGACGATCAATACACCATCAGTGGCACGACGCTGACGTTCAACGCGCCGATTCCGGTTGGCGTTCAGGAGGTCAACGTCAAGATTGGCACGCTTGTCGCGGTTGGCGTGCCTGCAAACGGCTCGGTGGGCGATCAGCAACTCGCGTGGGGATCGATCCTTAGTCGCGCATGCGATAGCGTCGGAGCCGTACAGGCGCTTGATCCGGGAAAATACAAGCGCGCTTTCGCCGCTGGTTACTACGCACCGGGCGACGGCGGCGGTGGCAGCTATTACTACAGCGCACTGTCCACCGCTTCGGCAAATGGGGGGACCATTCTGAGCGCGCTGGGCGGCGCCGGCCGGTGGCTGCTCGAATACGACGCATCCGTGTCGGTGCTTCAGTTTGGCGCAAAGGCGGATAACGGCGTCACTGACAACGGCCCAATCTTTAATGCCGCGTCCGCATGGTGCTGGCAGAACAACGTCCCACTGGAAATCCCTGCGTCGCGCACGAATAACGTGTACGGATTTTCTACCGCCTGGTCAGATAGCGGATGGGGAACGTCTGGGAACGCGAACGCGGCCATAACAATCAGGTCCGATCCCACGGCGGCTCTGAAGGCTTATGCCGCGATGGCGTCGATGATCGACTTCACGCACGTCTACAAATTCAACTGCAAGATCGAACTCGGAATTCTGAACGGAGGCGGCTTAGCTACAGCTGTTACGACGTTCACGAATATTCAGGATTCGATCATTGACGTTCTGTATGTCGGCGGCTTTGCCCAGTTCGGCGCCGTATTCATCGTCCCGAATTCAAACCCAACGAATCAGACGATTTTTAATAATCGGATCTATCTCGGCACCGTCGCGGGAGGGTCAGTTGCAGGCGTTACCGGTGTGCTCCTGCAAAGCCCGGTTGCCGGTATCTATGGCGTTCAGGGGAATTGGCTTCAGGTCGGGCAGGTCATCGCATGTCAACGCGGGATCCAGATCGGACAAAGCGGCGGCGATCAGACGATGTACAACACCATCGTCGGCGGTGTTGTTGAGATCAGTAGCGCGAATGGCATCGAAGACCATTCGGGTAGCAACATCATCGGTCCGATCATCACGGACGGAAACACATCGTTTGGCATCGTCGTTTTCGCGTCAGCGCAACCGAGCACAATCATCGCCAATATGGCGGCCGATGCGTTCCTCGACCAGACCGCGAAGTGCAGCGTCAACATCATCAATACGACATACGCCGGACAGACATATAAGGACGTGACCGGCTCGCGTGCCTTGTCGACGACCTATACGAACAATTCCCCGCGAACGATTATGGTCCTCGTGGCCGTCAGCATGTCCAGTGCAACGCCTTCGGCTGTGAAAGCGACGATCGGCGCGCTGAACATTGAAGGATCAATAGTCGCGGGCGTCAATTTCGTTTCCCAAATCACTTTCCCGGTTCCTCCCGGCTCGACGTATTCGTGCACGGCGGTAGGCGGCGCTGGGGTACTTCAAACCTGGCAAGAGCTGAGCTAACGGGATAGCCATGGAACATTACAAAGAACAACTCATTGCGGTCGCCAAAACCGCACCAGCATGGCTCGGGGTTTTCGTTGGACATGCCATCGACAGCATCACGCTATCGGGGCTAGCTCTGTTCGCATCCACGGTCTACAGCGTCGTGCAGACCTATATATCGATCAGCCGGTATCGGGGGCAAAAGTGAGCGCATTCGATGATGCATTTATGGCGCTTCTCGGTAACGAGGGCGGCTATGTGGACAACCCTGCCGACCCTGGCGGCGCAACCATGTGGGGCGTCACCGAGCGCGTTGCGCGCGCATGGGGCTATACCGGTGATATGAAGGACTTGCCGCTCAATACCGCAAAGGCCATCGCGAAGAAGTTCTACTGGGACCCGTATCAGTGCGACCAGTTTGACCCGCGAGTGGCGTTTCAGGTGCTTGATGCAGCCTATAACGGCGGGCACCCGGCGCAGTGGCTTCAACAGGCGGCCGGCGTGACTGCCGATGGCGTTATCGGATCGATAACCGTGGCAGCGGTGCGTGCTGCGGACCCGATGAAGATCATCGCGCGCTTCAATGCATACCGGCTGCAATACCTTGGCAACCTTTCCACGTGGGCCACATTCGGCCACGGCTGGGCCAACCGCATCGCAAACAACCTGATTCGAGGTGCATCGTGAGCGCATGGGATTCCGCACTGAACGTCGTCAAGACGCTCGCCCCTACCATCGCAACAGCTTTAGGCGGACCGCTCGCTGGCGGGGCTGTGATGGCCTTGGAAAGCGTATTCGGTATCACCGCCAAGCCCGATGCGTCGACCGATGACCGGCAAAACGCGATTGCCGCGGCGATCAGCGGCGCGACGCCCGAGCAACTGGCGGCCATGAGAAAGGCTGATCAGGACTACGCGCTCGCCATGGCGCAAGCCGGGTTCAAGAACACCGAAACCCTGGCCTCCCTCGCAGTCGAGGACCGGGCCAGCGCGCGCGCGATGCAGATCAGCACCAAGAGCGTGACGGCACCGTTTCTGGCTATCTTCGTCACGCTCGGCTTCTTCGGCTGCCTCGGGCTGATGATGTTCTACCCGATCCAGAAGGAAGCGCACGACGCCTTAATGCTGATGCTCGGCGCGCTCGGCGCGTCGTGGTCAGCGGTCGTTGCGTACTACTTCGGCAGCAGCCAGTCGAGCGATAGGAAAACCGAGTTGCTCGCTCAATCCACGCCGGGGGCGCCTCAATGAATCTGATCCTTCGCTACCTGATGAACTGGCTAATCCTGCTTGATCAGGCGCTCAACACGCTGGCGGCCGGCTCTCCAAATGAAACGGTCAGCGAGCGCGCAGCAAAAGCGCGCAACGCCGGCCGCCGGTGGGGATGCATTCTCTGCGAGGTGCTGAACCGGATCAGCCGCGGCCACTGCGACAAGGCTCTCACATCAACTATCGGCGACGATGCCGTAATTCCTGACGGGAAATAACCATGAAACGACTCCTTACCATTCTGGTGCTGGCATGCGCTGCAGCTTCATCTTTTGGCGCCACACTCAATCCGGTGCAGCTACTTAACCCGGCAGGTTCGACAAGCGGCCAGGCAATCCTCTCAACGGGTGCCGGAACCGCGCCCGCGTGGGGCAACGTCACTGCAACGTCGCTTGGGGCTCAGGCTGCCAATACGGTGGTGGCGAACTTCACCGGCGCAAGCGCCTCACCAACGGCATTTGCGATGCCAAGCTGCAGCACCTCATCGAGCGCATTGCAATACACGTCCGGAACTGGTTTCGCCTGCAACGCAAGCATTAACGCTGCCACACTGGGTGGCTCTGCGCTCGGTACGAGCGGTGGGACGGTCCCCCTGCTGAACGGCGTGAACACCTGGGCGGGTAATCAGGCGTTTTCAACCTTCACGGCAAGCGCGATGTCGCGCGTCGTTAGCTCGGACACGAATACGCAAAGCATCCCAAACAACACGCTTACGACGATCACCAACTGGACGGCCGCAACGAACATCGGATCTAACTTCGTTGCGAGCACCGGTGTTTATACGGCTCCGGCTACAGGTCAGTACGACGTCCGCGCAGCGTTCCGGGCTAGTGCAGTTGTGGTGGCTGCGGGTGCGCAGTTCAATATTGCCGTTACGGTGAATGGCTCCGTGCAATGCCAGTCTGGATCCACCTACGAGAACAACGTTTCGACGGTCATGCAAGCTAATGTCTCCTGCATCGTCAATGCGACGTCCGGTCAGACAATCGTTGTTCAGATATTCCAGAACAGCGGTTCGGCGGTTTCCCTTGACGGCGGCAGTGCGACTAACTGGATGCAGATCTCCCGGCTTTATTAGGCGAGGTTATTCAGAGAGAATAATGCGCCTGTCACGATTCGGCTAAACTTGCGCTTCCATCAAACGGAGGCAGACGTGGACAGGCGCGATAGCATTCTCAAATACATTACAAAAGAGCAGAGCGGGATTGAGATCGGCCCATGGTTCGGCCCGCTTGCCCCCAAGCGAGAGGGCTACCAATGCCTGACCCTGGATGTTTTCGACACGGCGGAGTTAAAACGACGTGGCCGCGAGGAAGCAAGCCTGTCCGAAGCTGAAGTTGACAAGATTCAGGACGTCGATCTGCTCGGGTCCTCAACGCATATCGACAAGCTCGTCGAGGTGCACGGTGCGCTCGGCACATTCGATTACATCGTGTCGTCCCACAATTTCGAGCACCTGCCGAACCCGATCCGCTTCCTTCAGGGCTGCGCCCGTGTTCTGAAGCCAAACGGCATAATTTCGATGGCAATCCCCGATCGCCGGGCGTGCTTCGACTATTTCAGGCCGGTGACTAAACTTGCGGAGTGGATCGAGGCCTCGCTTGACGACAGAAGCCAGCCCACCTTCGCGCAGGAATTTGATTTCGCGACCGCATTCGCGAGTTATGACGACGACGGCAAGAAGACTTCAAGTTTCCATGCCAGGGTAGACCCCGAGAAGGTTTCCGCCATGTTCAACCTTGAACGGGTGTTCAAGGGCTGGATGGCATCCCGCGAGGCGAACGACACGTCCTACCACGACGCACACTGTTCGGTGTTTACGCCGTCGTCTTTTGAACTGCTGATCAGGGATTGTGCCTACCTGGGGCTTGCCCCGTACGAGATCGTCGAGATATCAGAATCGGCCGGCAACGAGTTCTATGCCCATCTGCGCGTGACTCAGGATGCCGAAAAACTGCACCCCGCCGATTATGAGGAAACGCGCAACACCATCCTGCGCCGCATCCTGAACGAGGCCGCAGTGACATCCGCAGTCAGCATCAATGCCGCCGATCTGGACGCCATGCAGCAATCGCAGCGCCGAGAACGCGATAAGTTGCGTACTGAACTGGAAGCCGCGCACGCCAAGGTCGAGCAACTTGAGGCGATGCTTGGTCAGATCCAGTCATCTTCGAGTTGGCGCCTAACCGGTCCACTGCGAAAAGTCGTGACGGCATTGCGGTTGCGAAACTGAACTGAGTCTGGCGAGAAGACGGAATAACAGTCAAGTAGTTCTTTTGTCATTTTTGGCCCCCAAAAAGGCCCCACATTACCTAGAAAATCAATGTCTACGGGGGGTTCCGAGTCCGGTCCCCGGCACCACGACCGTTTCCGGTCCATTCCACTTTATACAGAAAATCAAGGAAATCAAGGGCCTTGTGCGTAGGTGTATTTCCGCTGTTTGCCTCTTTGAATGGATCTTTATACACTGGCGGCCCCAATGCAGCCCCAGGCGAGGCCCCACCGTGGCATCAATTACCCCATGCAAAGCCGGATATCGAGCCCAGATCAAGATCGGTTCCATACGCGATTCGGGGACGTTCCGCACCCAACGAGAGGCCAAGGCATGGGCCGCGGCGCGCGAGTCGGAGATACGCGCTCAGAAGGATATGGAGCCCGGGGAACTGCATACCGTGTCCGACGCTTTCAAGCGATACATACGAGATGTGTCGAGCACCAAACAGGGCGAACAGAAAGAGGCTTTGAGACTGCAGGCATTCGAACGCGACTTCCCGCATCTGGCCTCCCTCAAGTTGGCGGAATTCAAGACACCTCAACTGGCCGAGTGGCGCGATGCCAGGCTGAAGAAGGTAAAACCGGGCTCAGTGGTCCGCGACATCAACCTGATCCGCAATGTGTTCTACACCGCGCGAGACGAGTGGCACTGGCTGACGCATAACCCGTTCGCTGGCTTCAAGATTCCGCAGGAAGGGGCGCCGCGAGACCGCCGCGTCGATCCATGGAAAGAGGTCAGGCCTATCTGCAGGGCGCTCGGGTATCGAGCGGGGCATGCACCTGTGACGAAGAGTCAGGAGGTTGCCCTGGCGTTTCTGTTGGCTCTCAGAACGGCCATGCGTGCCGGGGAGTTGCTGCAGCTAGGAAAGGACAACTGCGACCTGAAGAAACGCGTTGCGACGGTCAGGCACAAGATGCAGCATGTGACCGGTCGACCGCGGCTGATACCGATGACGCGCCATGCGGTACGGCTGCTGGCGCCTGTTTCAGATCGGGACCGATTCTTTACGGTCGATTCCGGGACTCTGGAGACGCTGTTCCGGCGGGCAAAGCTGAGACTGAAGATTGATGGTCTGCATTTTCACGATAGCCGGGCCGAAGCTTTGACGCGGCTCG